ACCCATCCTAATGGCCTCTTGAGTATTGTCGTAGTCCTCCCTTTGCATCTGAAGGTTCCATTGAGCCTGCTGAGCGTTAAGGTCGAAGTTACGCAACTGGGCTTGTTGATATTCTTTCTTGAGCTCGAAGTCTCTGGTTCCGGCTTGGAAGTTGTATTCCTGCTGGTCTTTGGTGAGCTGAAAATTACGATCGGCGTTGATCATCTCCTGTGCAAACTGACGTTCACGCAGGGACTGCATCCGATTGGCATTGGTGATGTTGGTGGTGGCGTCGTACTGCTTGATGAAATTATTCATCACCTCCTGATCTTGCAAAGTCTGATTACCAGCATAAGCGGCAGTCGCGCTCATATTGGGGGCTCGGAACTCTCCTGGTAGTTGATATGCTTGTGCCATAAATTAGAATTGTTTTGTTCCGTAAGACCCAAATCCTCCGAACCCACCCATGCTTTGCGGGGTGAGGTAACTAGAAACCATATTTGTAGGCATCGACATCATGGGTCCTGAGAAACTCCCGCCGGGGGTAGCACCCATACCCATGCTCGGGATATTAGGAGCTCCATTCCCACCACCTAACATCCCACCTCCTCCACCCAAAAGCCCACCACCGAAAAGCGAAGTCCCCATTTGTCCCATCGAAGAAATAGCACCGCCGGATTGACCGGCCCCAAGTTGGAACCCACCACCTCCGGCAAGACTGCCCAGACCGCCACCCAGCATGCCACCCAAAGCTGTTCCCGCTCCGGGCATAAGGAATGAACCGGCAGCGGCACCAACAAGACCACCAATAGACCCAAACATACTCCCGCTACTCTGTGCGTTCTGGACATCATAGTTATACTTGTTCATGGCGTTTTGGTTAGCAACATTTGCTTTGTTTGTTGCGTCCTGCAGCTGTTCGCCTCGGAGTTGACCAGTAGAAAATAAATAGTTTTGCGCTTGTTGCGGGCTAAGATAATCAGCCATCTGCAATAAACCGGGAAGGGCGGACATTCCTTGCGCTTGCAACTGGGATGATAGCTGGCCGTAACTGGCAGCTTCCCCAAAGATTGCGGCTTGGCTTGTTCCGGGCAAACCAGCCGCCATATTTCGGGCGGCAAATTGTCTTTGAGCTTCAGCTTGCGTATCCGCCGACGGAGTACCCGATAAAAGTTGGGAAACCAAATTAGCTGACTGTTTGGTAGCGCCAATTGTTCCGGGTAAACCTTGTTCTAACTGATTCCTAAAACCTTCATTTATAGTCGAAGCAAATTGTTCTAGACCTGGCAATTCAGCACCTTGCCCCATGAACATAGAGAATGTTTCCGACAGGGGCACCTTACGAGGAGCCTGCAACTGGGGCGGTGATGGTGATTTGCTACCACCCCCCATATTAGGCCATCCTCTCCGCTAAAGCCCAAGGAAGTACACGCATACGCTGGTTATACTTGGCTCCCTCAAAACAAACCCAATCACGGATACCGGAAAGAGCAATCGCGTTACGCACCAGTTCAGTCCGAACAGTCTTATCCTCGGACGCCAAGATAACAATTGCCACACCTTTAGCTTTGAAGTCATTTTCCCAACTATGAATATCTTCCGGCTTATCCACAAACTGCAAAGCCAACACCCCGTCAATCTTCCCTTTGTTGTTTTGGTGTACAAGCAACTGGCCTAAGTCTGCAAAGAACTTGATCATGTCCTTCAAATCCTTTCGGTTCCAATGCCGATAGAAGGGGATTTTCTTTTCGACGTAGGTTATCACTTGACCATTGATATCTTTCATTTTAAGCCGTTCGTCAATAATTGGTTGCACTACCGAAGATTGCCAATTTCACCCATAGCCCACGCCGTACCCTGTACCTGCATGGTCAAACGGTTACCACCCCGCTTCTGTTGGAGCTCGTCCCGCAATAGCTGGATAGCCTTTTGTTCGTGGAAAGTATAAAAGTCTGGTTTATCGGCCTGCATAAAAGCGGTGACCATTTCTAGCAGAGCGGGGTAATTACCGACCACCATCGGGTCAGAATCTTGTGTTTTTGCTGACCACCGAACAGAACCAAGAACAGTCAGAATACAAGGGTCTTCGGGGTTAGTTGGCCGATTAACAAAGATTTTACGTTTAGCTAATATGGTCCCAGTAGTCTCATCGAATACAGCGTCTTCCCCACGATCTATAACAAGCAACCCATTTGTATTAGTCGTCGTCCTAAAACCAGGACCGTTCTCGTGGAAGTCGTATTCTCTGGCAAAAAGGTTTACCCGTTCGGAATTAAAAGAGCAGAACAAAATTGATTCTACGTCATGGGGAAGATACATCTCTCCACTTTCTGGTACCTCGATATCAAACTGTCTGATCGACCCGTACCAAGATCCGCGGGTAAGCAGATACTCTTCCGCTTTATCAATCAAGTGGAACAACGCCGAGTCATCTGTGTGTAACCCGTCTTTAAGATCCAAAGCCATACGAGCTCTCATCCACCCCATAGTCCCCTCAGTTGTGGTCGATACCAAAGATTGATAGTTAAGACGACGAGCTCCTTCAAGAGTCTTGTCCAAAACCAAAGATAATCTTTCGACGGCTTTTTGTTCAAAAGCTTGAGCAAGGTCAAGTTGTCCATTTTGTTCTCTCCAAAGAGCCAAAAGCATGAGACGCAGAGCGTCAAGATCTTGGATAACCAACAAGTCGGTATTGCTAGCAACAGGAATAAAATTAAGCTTGCCTGTAACTTCTACGGATTGAGGGAGCGGGCTAATCCCAGAAACTTGGTACGACCGATAATTAGAAGACGTAATTGGTTTTCCAACCCGCAACAAAGTTTCACTATTCGAAAGAAAAGCCTGTTCAGTATTGGTGAGGAGACCATTTGGTAGAGTGGTGGAAGTTGCTCTAATGATAGTACTTAATCCAAATCCAGAAACAGTTGTAATATCCCCTGTGTAATCTGGGAGAGTAAATACTCCGTTCACCAAAGGAAGCGAAAATTTAGCCAATACGCCGAGCCAAGTACGGACCGCATAGAGGCGTCTCTGAGCCTCGTTAATGCGGGAAATTACCCGATCATCGGTAGGGTAGACACCATTATCAACATAAGTTGATAATGCAGCCTTGGCTTCTGCAAGTGTGATTGCCATGGCTTAGTTGAGGATCTCAGGCCAGACGGCTTTGATTTCCTCGGGGGTAGTTCCAAGAATTGGTATGTTGGTTACGTCACGAAGTTCCTGTTTTGCTGAGACGACCCGAGCAATCTCAGTAGTATTCTGAGTTTCCGTAGCCCTCATGTAAGCAAGATCAAGGGCTTCTAACTTAGGCTTACGGGCTTCACGCCATTTGTTTTTCCAAATTTGTTTCGCTCCTTCTAGATCGATCTCTACTTGGCCCTGATTGTACTTCCAAACGGGGAAGAAAGTTAAATCGGAGGGAATTGAATCTGCGTCAACAATTGCATAGTCTGATCCTTCGGGGACATCTTTTTCTGCAATCTGCTCAACGGTCAGACCACATTTGCATGGTTGCAGAATGGATACTGAATTTCCTGCTCCTTCGTATATAACTATTTTATTCATAAAATTATGATGAGAGGATAGCGATAGACGTATAAACAAAATCAATTGCGTTACTGGATTGTTGCACAGTTACGAAGTCAACATATCCCGTCGTCGCACTTACGAGCCTAACGCCTGCATCTGCTACACTATTCCACACTTCATTTCCTTGTCCGACTGTGCCAAGAACAGCGTAATTTGCTGCTGGCATGGCTGTAGCAAAAGTAACTCTAAACCCGCCAGTCGTTGCGCCAGCTATTCTTGTAATACTTGATATATTAAAACTTTGCGTGGAATAAATTGTTAAGTTTCCTCCGTTAAAATTAACCCAAGCCTTTACAGTTCGTTTTGCCACATTGTCTGATTGTGTTACGCTAGTCGAAAGCATTGGGAACGTAATGCTCCCACTCGGAATACTCTTTGCAACATCGGACCATAAAGCCCGTTTAAGTACGCTATTAACTCCTGCTTGGGAAACTAAAAATTGGTCGCTGGCGTCTACTGAGGTAATTTGGTTTTTACCGCTGATCAAAGTTTCCGAATACGCGCTACCGGATGATATGTTTCCAGCAAACGGGTATTCGAGATAAGCACCGGCAACCGATCTGTATACCTTCAGTCTTGTGTTATCCGATGTGTCTACCCAGAGATAATCAGCAGCGGGAAGGGGACTGACTCCGTTAGAGTATAAAACTTTGCTAGATATTGTGAATGCAGGAATCTCCAAGTATTGCGCGAACAACTCCAAGAGATCTTGGGGAGCTCCGTAGCACGTTCCAGTAGGTAATGTTCCGGGTATTAGGGCCATAAAATTAGAAGGGCATTGTTATTGGGCTACTTGCATTGTTTGTAGAGTATGGTCCGAGAGAACCATTTGTCTGAGCCCCGCAACATAACACCTTACCGTTACTCAAAAGAATTCTTAAAGCCACATAACCATAAGAATTATCAACACCGTCGGCCGTTATATCCACGATAGATTGTCCATTCGTATTCACCTTGGCAAAACCCCAAGTCGGTAGTTGTGTTGTCGATGCCCCCCTGCCTAGTTGGCCCCAATCGTTTCTACCAGCACTATAGAGGAATCCGTTAGAAGAAAGAACATAAGTCGAAAAATAATTATTATTCCCAACTACTACAACTTTTTGGGCAGCCCCGAGAGAAGCGGGGTCATAAGTCTTAGTGAAAGTTGAATTAACGGTAGCTGTAGCCCCACCAGAACCGTTGGCCCCAAAGTTTCCATGCCCATTATATCCGGCCATCCATAAAGAACCATCAGTTTTTTTCAAAACTGTGTAGCTGAAGCCGTTGTCATTCCCTTGGGGTACATAAATATCGGAAACCCCAGTTTGAACCATTGTCGCGTATCCCGAGTTAGTATCAGTTACAGTTCCATTTCCTAACTGACCGTAATTATTGTACCCAGACGTGTAGACTTGCCCTGAAGCTGTCAACATAACCGTGTGACCACCACTTCCGTTCGTCGAGCCGAGAATCTTTGTTACTTTTCCTTCTGCCCCCGCTCCTAGGGGGACACCTGCCGATTTGAGATAATAGTTTAAAGCGGTCATGGCAGTTTGGTTACCCTGACTTAACTGACCATATCCGTTATACCCAGAGCACAAAACTTTCCCATCGTCAGCCCCCAGAGGACTGCCTAAATAAATTCCGCTTGCGTAATTATTTCCCCAAACATAAGCGTCAGAAAACAGTTTTGTTCCCCCAATTCTGAGCGGTGAGGTTATAGTCGTCTCAGTTCTTCCGAGTTGTTTATCGCTGTTACTGCCCCACCCATAGGTTTCTCCAGTTGGGGTAATTGCAACGACCGTTTCATAAGTATATTGAGATAGTCTTAATTTAAGTATAGGCAGATTGTTGAAAGAAGATTGGGGAATCGGGGTAAACATCGTAGAATCGGCTGTAGAACCTAACCCCATGCAACCGTCTCCCCCCGCCCCCGCGGCGTATAGTATTCCCTGATTAGACAGGACATAAGAAGTTCTCCAACCGGCGAAAACAGCGTGAGCTGCTGGGAAAACATCCCCAACTCCAGAAGAATTTGCGTTAAAAGTGCATTCAACTGGGAAGCTTACATCCGAATTACTAGACCCTATCGCGTTTTTGTAGCTATAGTTACCCCCAGTTACTTTGACCTTTCTGTCTTGGGTTATAAAAAAAGATCCTCTGTAGGATCCAAAATTACCATATGCGTTAAAAGTATTGCAAAGACCATTGGTGCAACCATACGCCACGGCTTTTGCGCTTACTCCCGTACCTGTGTCAATAGTTACGGAGGGAGTAATTAAATAACCAGAACCGGGATTAGTGATTGTAACGGAAGAAACCGATCCCGCAGTTAAAACTGCGATTCCGGTTGCTGTATCCCCAGTAGGTGAAGCAGTAAAACTAACTGCTGGAACAGTTGTATACCCAGAACCTTGATTGTAGACAACAACATTCTCCACCGAACCAGAAAATATAACAGCAGTTCCAGGTCTTGCCGTCCCTGCGTTTTCAACAAAAGTACGATCGGGTTCACCAAAGTTGGAGATACGCAAAGAACTGGCCGCCAACTTTATGGCAGTTACAGCTCCGTCTGCTAGTTTTGGAGTTGTAACTGCAAGATCAGAGAGTTTTCCGGTAGACACGGAAATATTGCGAATGTGATTTGTGGTGACCGCTCTTTCCGAGTCAACGGATGCGCTGGAACTCAAAACATCTGCGGTTACTGCGTTTCCGGCAAGTTGCAAAGTCCCAATTGAATAGTTTGCGGGAAGAAACATCCCAGCATTTTTAGCGACTAGAAATGAAATACTGTAAGTGCTTGCCCCCTGAACAATTGGAAAGATATCTGTTAAATTAGCCGTAGAGGCTGCAGGTAATTGGGATATCCTAGGCATTGTGGTTTATATCCAAAACAAACTTGCGGAAGTCAAGTAAACAACGGCGAATCTGATTCAGTTAAAATATTTAGATTGGCCTCAGTAAGAAGGTGTTCCGAAGTAACAATGGGCAAAACATTGAAACTAAGCGGGCAACAATCAAGCTCGTAACAAGATGATACGTCTTCAGGCATGTTATAACACCTCCAATGAGTCTGTTCCTTGGTACTGTTCAAGAATTCTCTGCCCAAGCATGAGAATCCGATTTAATTCGAAATGCCCATCAAATTCCAATCGAAGCTGGAAATCGTTACCGTAAATATATGGCCTCGAGATAATTGCATCGGAATCTTCCGGAGGAGTTGGCATCCTGATTTGAGGCCGATATTGGGGTTGTAAATTCTTAAGGGTAAAATTACTCAAACAAGAACTGTCATTCGCAGCTTTTGCTGGAATAAAAGTAAAGGTTGGAAAATTACCAACATCCCATCGTACCTCTAAGTTATTCCAAAAATTTTCTGGATCTAAAGTGTAACTTTCCCAATTTTTTGTGGCTGAACTGTTAATTGTAAAACAATAGTTTGGAAATGTTCCGGTCCTTGTAACCAAATCGACAACAAAACCGGCGTTATTTAAAGCTACTTCCATCGCCGAAGCTTGCCCAACAGCGTCATCAGATTCAATGTACTGTAACAAATTAGTATATACTCCAGCCGAACCAAGCCGGTAGTAAAAGGAGGTCGGACTTTTATCGGAGAAACAAATATTGAAAGCCGACGCATCAATCTCTGTAAGAGTCACTCCAGGATCAATACAATTATCTGTTGTAGCGCACCTTGAGAAAGAGTGCCATTCTCGCCAACAAGGGTACTGATCCGGTCTCCAATATACTTTTGCATCTACAGTTCCCGCCAAATCTGAAAGCCAGAAATCAGCTCGGATCATTCGCTTCTGTTCTGCCGGAGACCCGAATGAGTATGCTTTAGTTTCAAGAATAGATGAAATTCTCTGCTGCCCAGCCGAATTCGGGTAATCAAAAATAGCGTTTGTTGTTATTTCCCAGAGAGAATTGATTCTTCCGTTTGGTATGTCCAAAGACATGATATACGCTTTGGGTACTCCACCGACCAAACCAGAAAATAATTTCAAAACATTTAGCCCAGCCCATACGCCATCGTAACTTGCGACACGTTTGGAACCAACAGTCCCTAAAGTTGTAAAGTCTAAGGCAACAATTTTGGAAAAAATCGTCGGTTGAGGAGTCGAAATATTTGGTGGTAACCCAGAGTATATAATTGATGGGGTTGCGGTAAACAAAAGCCGGTTATCAAATACAATCGAACTCACATCTCCTAGCATACTTTGATTGTCGAATGACAAAACAGAATTCATTTCTGCCGACATCGGAACTTGCCCGTAACTACCTAATTCCGCCCTAGCGTTACGGTAGGATCTCAATCCGTCAAAAGACCTAAAGAAAACGTCTGCGTTATTTGTTGTAACACTATCTTGGGAGGTTGCCCCGACGCTTGTAAATACAACTCGTTGAAACCCTTGAGTACTATTCCATTGATCTCTTGGTACGGCCACAGCAAACGAAGCTGTTCCTCTTTCGCAGAACACAAGTAAATCTCCCTGCCCAGTTCCTGTGTCTTGAACTGGCATAAAGACCATCCCGTTAATCTTTCCCATAAATGACGGAACTTGAAGAGAACCGCCAAGAGCAAGATAATTTGTCTCGGTAAAACGAAGCAAATCAGAAACAGAACCTGCGTTGAATTTTGCGACAAATCCGCCAGCCCCAGTGGTATTACCTGCGGTAGTAGACGCAAAATCAATATCAAAAATTGTTCCAGACGCATTTTTGATAATCCACGTTCCATTTAAACCCTCTGATGAAGAATGCCCCGTAACAGTAACTCGATCGCCGTTCGAAAACCCATGATTGGTTACTGTATTAAATCGGTAAGTAGAAGTGGTGTTATTACTTCCGCTACTTATACTAACTTGAGAAGTGCTACCCCCATAAACTAAATCACCCGCGGTTATAACCAGTTTGTCGGAGCTAACAACAAAAAGTCTTCCTTGCCCGTACGCCATTATTGTTCCAGAACCTATAGTGTGCAACTGCGATTTTAGCCCTGTCGACCCCGTTGAGCCAATTCCCGAATAGAACAAATCATTGCCGTCAAATATTAAAGGAGTATTTTTCCCATTTTGGATAATCAAATATTGTTCAGCTTGGACAAAATAACATTTTTCTACCACGCTAAAACTTGGAGAGAGTAGTTTGGCAATTCCGGTTCCTGACCCAATTCCTGTTGCGGTAAATTGAGTACCTATCGCAGGGCTATCACCTGCCCCAATTGATGTCCAATCCGTGTTACCTAATGCAGAAATAATATAAACTTTTTCTGTTTGGATAAATGCAGCGGGAATTATCGGAGTTAACTGGTCCACAATACGGGTACTCAAATCAATTTTTACGACATACCCGCCAAAAACACCAATTATGGAAGAATTATAACCAACACGACTGTCCTGATAAAAATAAGATCCTTGAAAATTTTGTTTGGTAAATGCTTCGTTTCCAGAAAAAGCCCCAGAAAATAAAGATACTTGTCTAAAACCAGGCCTAGTCCGAGGACGACCACCCCTAAAAGTAAGGTTGACCGCCGTAGCTACGGCATTAGCAGATATAAGTGTTGGGGAAAGACTTGAATCCATCCCACCCGAAAAATCCTGTTGTCCCTCAAGGATTAACGTAGAGTCAGCGATGGGCATAAAATATATCTAACCGATTCAATCTTGCTGGGCAACTAGTCTTTAATAACAGCCCAGTTATCCCGCCATTTTGAATTAGGTTCCAAGTAGATAGACTTGGTTTTAGGCATCTTAGCTCGAGGCATCACAAATAAAGCGTCTTGCGTGATATGGTAAAAGATAAAAGTATCGCAATCGCTCCGGCTATAAATACTCTTAGCTTTATGTGTGTTCATCCTAGATGCCCACCCATATCCAGGACCCTTAACCGCTAAGAACTTGATCTTTCTCCTACGTTGATCTTCGTTACCAATGGTCGACTTGACTTGGATACGGTGGAGTTTACCGCCCCAGTCTGATACTAAGTCGTATCCAGAATCAAATACTGGGAGGCTAACTAGGAAACCGTGTTCCAATAACTTGGCAGAAACTCGTTGTACCCCAACAGCACCAATTCTTAAACTCATAGCCAGTCCTTTGCTAACAGGGAACCGAGAAGACGACGACGTCGATAGACCCCATCTCCGTCTCTACTACCCCCGTTGTTGGTGTTTCCCTCAATCGTTATGGCAAAATCGCCGGATACTCTTTCGATTAATCCCGTGTGCCCCACTCTTTTAAGGCTTTGAAAATAGATCCCGAAGGTATCTGCTTCGGTGGGTAGTCGACCACGCCCTCGATCCCAGTTCGGGTTTTTGACGAAATCTGGAGACCACGCACTTCTTGGGTAGGGATTACGATCTCGCCCGAGGGCAGAGTCGCCAACCCAGACGACGTAAGCCGCGCACCACGGGGCGCCCGTCCCTTCGAGTCCGACGCTTTTGAGGATTTCTTCGACTTCTTTCCCGTCGTTCTTTCCTGTTGCTTCTTTGATTCCGATTGTTGATTTCGCAAATGATATGATCTTTCCGCGAGCACCACCTTGCGGGTCAGGACTTCCCATTCCAAGTCCTCCAGAGAGAAGCAGCGTCGCAAAACCCAGAGTTGGAAGGATCGAAACATTTATGAACCTCGGGTGCACAAGGCAAATGTAATCAAAAGTCCAATGAAGAGATAGACCAATAGCTTGGCTTTCGTCTCGGGGCGAAGGTTAAGGAAATCATCGGCAAACGCTTCGGTGTCCAGATACTTGTCGAATGGGGCCCAGTCAAAAGAAATGACCAACCAAACCACGAATACACCAAGCAAAAACTTGACGGTTCCGAACACCAGCAAATGCAGGGCTCCGATATCTATAACGCCCGCTGTGGGGTCGATATGTTGAAGGAGGGGTCCGAGCCCAAAGAACAGACCAAGAGCCCCTAAAAGGGCTATTAGACCCTGCACGTTGGTCTTAAGGAAGTTCACCAAGGAATCCCCACAAACTTCCTAGCTACGAACATGATACCACTAAAGATAAACCCCCTGAAGATCCATAGCCCTAAAGCAATAAGAGCACCTCGATAGATCCAAAGCTCTTTCAAGGCTTTCCGTTGCTTGGCCTTCCAATCGTTGGCTTCTTTGGCGATACGTTCGTAGTCTCCAGCTTGAGCTTCGCAGGCAGCTTGAGCAGAGGAGAGTTGAGACTTTAGACTTCCAAACTCCTTCTTGATAGCGGGTAGATCGCCAGAGTTGACCGCCTGTTCTACGGCGTCGACCTTACGGGTGACTCCACCAAATTCTGGAGAACCTTTGGGTTTAATTGTGGAACAACCAACCAATAACAATAACGGTAGGATTAATATTCTCATGGGCTTAATATAGCTCCATGCGTAATAATTACGAACCAAAAATATGCTTCCTAATAACGGGCCCAAACCAAGATACACAAGCAATGAGAGACCCAATAATAGCCGACTGTTTCCACCATGCTTTCTCTACTGAACGAATACGACCCTCGTGGTCTTCTAAATGGGATAGGGCAGTATCAAGTTTTGTTTCGATACGAGCCAGTCTTTCGTTGTCTTTAGGGGCCATATTAACCCCAAGGCAAAGGTTGAGTTTGTGGGGTTGGGGGAGGATTTAAAATGGAATTAATCTGCCCGTCGATACAAGCATAAATAGAATTGACCCCGTTTTCCCCGAGTGCTGACTGAATCCATCCAATAACTTGTTGTTCGGTCAAATCTTCATAGGGGGTAAATTCTCCACCCGTGTAAGTAAATTTTTGTGCTCCGCTAATGCCAGCAATTGTTTGGTCTTTCGCCCCCGTAACATTGTACACTGCAAGAACAACAACATCAGTTTCTCCACCCTGTTTAGGTAGAACACTCATGCTAGTAACTTTCCAAGTGAAGATTGTATTGCTCATGCGTTATAATACGGAATTTGGTAAGCATTTGCTCCAATGCGAACACGAATATATCCAACTGGATTAGCAGTCAGAGCACTCGCTCCTCCATTTGCTCCGATATTTGTTTTGGTTGCGAGGGTGGAAGCAAATGCAATTTCTCCGTCAACTTGTGCTAAGGCGCCACTACCAAGAACAATACAATTAGACCGTGCTCCCGCATTGACATCTGCGGTGGCCCCGATAATAATATTATTTGACCCAGTAGTAAGTGTGTCGCCAGCTTGAGCCCCTAAAGCAGTATTACTTGGCCCAGTAGCATAAAAAAGTGTATCAAATCCGCAAGCGGTGTTATTATTAGAAGTTTGATTTGTGTACAAAGAACCTTGTCCCATAGCCGTATTATTAGATCCAGTTGTTAGATTAAACAAAGGACTATTTCCGATAGCCGTATTATTTTGTCCACTTGTGTTAACCCGAAGAGAACCTTGTCCTATAGCCGTATTGTTAACCCCAGTTGTATTAGCACCGAGACTATTAACCCCGTAAGCGGTAAGTGAGGACCCGGTTGTGTTAGCAGATAAAGAATTTACCCCGCAAGCGGTGTTGTTTCCCCCACTTGTATTCGCAAAAAGAGCGTTAGTCCCAATGGCGGTATTATTGCTTCCAGATGTGTTAGCGTTTAAAGCTGAGGAGCCAACAGCAACATTCGAAGCAATACTACTATTGCCTCTGCTTAAAGAAAGCCCGTTTACTTGACCACACGCGAACTCATTAGAAGCTCCTCGGAGGACAATCGTACTAGCAGTGTTAACTGAGGTAGCAGTAGTGGCTGAATTCGAAACTTTGCCAGCCGTAGAAATTGTGGCTAGTTTTGTATCCGCAATTGAACCTGCGGGGATTGTCGAAGCTATTGAGATATTAGCGGACCCATTGAAAGAAGTTGCTGTTCCGGTTATATCGCCAGAAATCGCAATTGTCCTAGCAGTTGCGAGAGTAGTTGCCGTGCTGGCGTTACCAGTTAAAGACCCTGTGATCGCCCCAGTCACATCCAAGGTTCCAGCAACAGTCGTGTTTCCAGTCGAGGCAGCAACGGTAAACCTATTTGCGGCTACCGCAAAATTGCCACTACAGCTAAGCGTAGTTGAAGATACGGCCCCACTGAAAACACCGGAAGCAGCAGAAAATCCGCCGAACACAGTCGTAGCCCCGGTAGCGGAGTCCACGGTAAATCTATTAGTATTGACAGAAAAATTACCTGCAACTGTTGTAACTCCGGTAGTCCCATTAACTGTAAATTTACTGCTACCAACAGCACCTACATCAAAATTACCGGTGCTCCTAAAAGTACCAGTTATTGTTGCCCCCACAGTCCCTAAAGCAAGAGCTGAATTATTGTTAACTCCGTCCTGAATCGTGGTTTGCGTACTACCGATAAAATTAGCTGAGGTCGTCGTTAAAAGCCGACCATATGTAGAAGCAATGGTATTTCCAGTTAAAGCTGCCATAGGGTTCCTCCTATCTATCCTCTACAAATTAAAGATTGTCAACTTCTGCATTGTCAGCGATTCTTACGAACCATTCATCGTTTTTGTCTTGGTAAAGAGTTATAAAACCCTCGTCGCAAAGATATTTTATGCAGGCCAGAAGATCCTCTTCAGAGGGCGGTAGAAATCCATTCCCGCCTTCCGAGTATTCCATCTGTTTACGCCTTGTATAAAATAGACATACCGCTAGTAAGCGTAACTTGTCGAATGTCTCCGTTAATAGTAACCCCAGCCGTTAACGTGTCTGCTGTTAAACTAGTAGCATTAACTATTCCGGGAGCTGTGATACTCGAGATAACAGAATTTTTTAAAACAACAAGAGAAACATATGAACCCACAGGAGAACTAAAATTACCTGTGTGTAAAACAACCGCGCCGTTTTGACCAAGGGTCTGACGGCTAAGTTCATTCGCTTTATTAGCTGCCCTCTGGACGTCGTCCAAGGGTAGCGGTGCTGTGCCTTCGGGGTATAGGGCCATGATTAAACTCCTTAGGTTACGGTCGTTACGAGCTGGCCAGCAGCACCTGCTCTATTACACTCTAAAACAAAATCATTACTGGCGCGAGCATAGGTACCTACGCTCTCGATCAAACTTGGGTTTGCAATTTGAGCATTGGTAACTTGGCCGGAACCAACGGCACGTTGGAAATTGCGAATAAATTCAGCCGAAGCTGGATACATGCTACTTCCTTGGAGATTCTCTCCGGTAGTACCACGCAATTGATCGCGGGTAATTTGGCCGAACATTAAAGCCCTTCGGAGTTGGCTTACGAATTCAATATTTGCTTGGGTTGGTTCTGACATAGTTTCTCCCTCCTTCTATTCCTGATAGTTCTTAGTTTGTCAATCTTTCCCCGTACTTTTCTTGCGATAGCCTCAGCCGATACTCGGATATTGGCGGCTTCGCAAAGACCGGGAACTTGATCAAAAAACAAATCAAAATGTAAAGCGGTGAAGTAGTTTTTTGGATCGAGCTTACGGCCAATAGGTGCGGTGAGGGCGAAGTCTAGATCATGGAGTCCCTGCTCGACAATCGCGCAGACAAACTCTCTCCAGCCTTCGCCCTTCACCTCACGCTTCACTTAAGCCATCTTCCCTTCGGGGGCGACACCCATTTCAACGGCGTCAGCAAATCCGGCTTCGGCAGGAGCTTTGCTGGTATCTTCCGACTCCATCTCTTTTTCGGGCATCTCCGCCTCAGCACCTTCGATGGAAACCAAGTCCAAAGTTTTGCCGCCGTGTTTAAACGTGGCCATAGCTTCAAACGTGTCTCCCTCGACAACGCCTTCGGGCGGGGTAAATCCCTTCGGGACTGCAAATGTAGCAATCTTCATATTCTTTTCTCCTTTGTTAGGAGCGACAGCAATCACGACCATGGTAGGACCACGACCGTGTTTCGCCATGCACTCGGGGCATCCGCAATTCATATTTATAAAAAGAAGGGAGGCGCAGGAATGAAACCTACGCCCCCCTTCAATTCAGTTACTCAGATTACGAGTAGCAACCAACGAGGCCGAAGTCGGCCGCGCAGCGCTTGTGGCGGATAACCACACCGAGTTCAGGACGAACGGGTTTCGAACCGGAGCTAAAGATAGCCCGGAAGAATCCGATCGTGCCGTCGGGGTTACAATCCCGGCTGGGGATATTCCGCCAGCGGAAGTCACCGCGATAGCTCTGCGGGTCAAAGCTCGCAGCTCCGGTGCCGGAGATGGGCTTTGCGACCAACGAGGTGAACACGTCGGGATGGAAGATAATAGAATCTTCGTATTCCGCCGTGAAGTACGCGGGGTTCGGGATGTACCGTGTGCCCTTGGATGCGCTAGCATCGGTGGCATACGGATTGCGACGGACCCAAGCTCCACCGACGAGATCGTAGCGGGGAGTCATGGTGTCTACCAAGTGGTAGAAACCAGCGTAGCTACGTTCGACGCCGAGGGGCTGAATCAGTTCGCTAGGTTTTGCCCAACGGAGATCCTGACGGATGTCCGCGTTGAGCTTGATGAGGTCGTCAGAAGCCTCGGGGGAGGTGACGAGCAAGAACACGGGAGCACCGTTTTCTTTGCCGTACGCATTCTGACCAGCGCCGTCACGGATCAACCTAGAGTAGAAGTACCGCAGGATTCCCTGGGTCAACCGACTCGTAGGCAGATTGGAGGTGCTGAACGAACCTTTGGTCTGGCCAGAAGCCGCCAAGAGTTCGGTTTGGTTAGCGTTGACGTTGTAGTTAGCGAGACGAACGTATTCGTCACGATAACGGTTTTCCCAAGCATACTGAGTGTTCTCAGTCATCACCGCCATGATGTTGCGGAGCTGTTCCTGACGACGAACGGGGAACCGTAGGTCATTCAAGCAGATGTCGGGGGAGTTGATTGCAGCCTGCTGAAGGTTGTAAGTGCGGAGGGTCTGGGCAAAGCCGAGGTTATCTCCGGTTACAGCGCAGGTTCCGGGTCCGGTGTTCGAGCCAGAGGGGGTAGCCCCAATGACCTGAGTTCCGACTCCGTTATACGCAACGTCCGTGAAACTGATCGAACCACCGGAAGCCGGTAGGGTCCGCTCATAGATCAGAACGTTAACAGTTGTGCCCATCTCATCCGGCCAAGCTTCTTGCTTAACCAGAGTCGTCCACGGGGACGTGTTCAAAGTCTTCCGATAGATATCCGCACCAATACGGCCGGACTCAGTAATCAGAAGATTCTCAATATTCGTACAAGGCATATTAGTATCTCCTTTGTTGAAGTAATGACTAAAGACTTCTCATCACACGATGAGCGTGTCTCTTTGTCGTTTCTTAGTTTAAGAGCCGGCAAGCCCTAGAAGTTAGTTGGATACCCGTTAGCCGTCGGATACCGCGTCGGTGTCATTTAAAGCGTAGCCTGTAGGGCGCAGGCGAGTTAGCCCCATCGCATCGACACCTCTGCCAAAGAACTGAGATACGATGTAACTAGTTGATTTGGGGTGTCAAGACCCTATGCTAAAAGTTTATCCAGTTCCTGTCGGTTGTTATCTATCCCACCCCAAGACCAAAACTGCCTAACCGTATCCTTATCCTGTTTAGGATCTCTCCACTCAAACTTATCTCTATGGTGCTTCCAAGCATATGCCCCTAGGGTATTATACTCGCTAAACCTACGATCTGGACGAGTAGCAACGAAAGTGTCAAAAGGCACTTTATGGGTAGCCTGTAAAAAATCCCTCATCTCCTTGTATATCCATCTAGGGAAGATGTGTGGCGGACGACGCATAAACTCAAATTCGGGTTTCCAGCCTATAGCTTCCTGTACAATTGGTTGCCAAGGGCATTCTCCAATTTTATCGTATGGCTCGTAGTATATAATAGCTTTCCCCTTATGGATGAAATCCTTGGGAGAGACATCGTGCAACCAGACGGTATCGGAATCAATATGGCATATGAAGTCGGCATCAGAGTAGAGATCAGCGTTTAGCTTGGTTACTTGCTGACCCAAATAATCCTCTGCGTACCTAGGGCAGATATGTACTTTTTCCAAGGTAAGATGATTCAGTTCGTGTTGGTCACCATGCGGTACCACAATATGGATCTGGCGAAATCCCTTAGCTGACTTGGCACAGGACTTAAGACAGTAGGATAACCACTCAAAGTCTTTCTTGTAACTACGGATGAATAGGTCTACAGAGGCTTGCATAAAAGATCGTATTGGGGTCCTTCCTCGGGCGGGAATGATTGTAATTCGTACCCAAGTTCAGATCGTAGATAAGTGATTAATGAGATCGGTGATTCGCCTCGTTGTTGTAAAGCGTGTTCGTTGACCTCGACCCACATGACTGGACGATGCTTTGTGATAGTTTTCTTAGCTCCCTTCAAAGCGGATACTTCAAATCCTTCTACGTCCAACTTAAAGAAATCCAGCCGAGGTAGATCGTACGAGTCCAGAGTTACCACAAATACAACCCTATCCCCAGAATCAGTTATACGACTAGAACCAGCGTTATCGGCTACGGAAAAGAACTGGCTACTTGGTTTATTGCTAAGTCCAGCTTTGACCGTTATGGCCGAAGGACAGTTGTAAACTAAACACTCGTAGGCAGAAATGTTGGGTTCGAAGGCGTAGACTCTCCCAGTAGAACCTACAGCCCTAACATAGGCGACGGTGTGATCACCAATGAAAGCCCCAGCGTCGACGACGTAATCGCCATCTTTGATATGCTTTAGGATAATCGGGAGAGAATATTCGTCGTGATCCAACTTCCCGGTCTCTTCGACCCAGCGGGAAATATGCGAATCGTTTTCTAGTACCGCAACGTTATTCGGTAGGATTTTCACTTTCAGGTTTCCTACGCGTTTTACGTTTTTTCGGTTTAGCCTCAGGAATTTCGAATGCTTCTACCTTTTTTGGCATCCGGCGTTCACGAAGTCTTTCAATCAATGTGCCGTCCTTATTCTGATGAAACAACAAAGCTTCTTTACTAACCATAGCATCAACGCTAGCCTGATCTGGGAATGTAAAATTACGCCCCTCGTCTTTACGCCAAACGTGTTGAATAGATTTTGTCCAATTGGCTTGCCCAACAATCTGCTCAGCACCGACAACGTCAAACGCAGCAAGATCGGCATGAATAAGATTAAACGCTCGTTCCATCACGTTCTTTGGATAGATAGCATTACCACTCATATGCTCGGGGGTCCCTTCGACTTTGACCTGAGCGCCCATAAAATACTGACCGCAAGTACGGTACTCTGAATCTAAAAAATCCAGCCACCCTGGCGCTAAAGGGATACAGTCTGGTTCACACCAAAAATAAGCCTCGGGGTTTGTCCCCCAAGTAATATGTTGAGCCACCCGCTTGAACAAATGATTTGGGCTCATAGGCCAGCCACGCTCGTCCTCATCATGCGGGACATACAGTTCGTAATGCCGACTGATTTCGGTTGGGTTCGCTACTCTACGGGCACAAGCAACCATCAAGCGATGGCTACCGATTCCTCCAAGTTCTTCAACCCAATCCACCCAGCGAATCGCCTGCTCCCGATCCTGAGGACCGACTGGCAGTACGACGAGCATTATCGTCCCATCGACTTTTCGAGCGCTTCTAGGAATCCAACATTAGAAGGCAACGAACCTTCAACAGCAGAGTTAGTTTCGCTAGCGCCAGCCCCAGGAGTGGCCGCCTGATACTTCTTCAACTGCTGTTTCAACTCAGAGATGGTGGCGTTGCTTTTGTCGGTAAGATCACGAACAACCTGTACTGCTAAAGGGAACAACACAGCTTGATACGTAAGGGTAGCTCGTTGCTGGTGATCGAGTGGCTGTTTATCCAGATACACAGCTTGCTCCCGAAGAGCTTTAATAGTGGTATCCCATTCAGGGGTCTGACCACGCTTCAAGATCGGGAAGGAATCCTCAAACTGGTTCCAAGTGTTCTCAAAAGCAACGTCAGCTTGACGCTCAAACTGTACCCTTTGTTCTTGCTCAAAAGCTGTTTCTTCTTGCTCCATTTTCTGAAGAACGTTTTGAGATTCTTGGAGCATTTCGTCTTTCTTGTTACGAAGTTGCTCAATCTCATCTAGCTTGGTCTTAACAGCCCAAGCATCCATAGCGTCTACGCCGGTCATTAAATCCTTGAACTCTGCTTTGCGCTGAGCGGGATCTTTGATGTCCAAAACTTTAAGAACATCTTTGGTATTTAGCCCTTCGTACCCAATAAGGGTATCCGCTAGGTTTTTCTCAGCTTTAGATAGAGGCTCTCCGACAATCCGTTTGAACTCACGAGTCGATTCCAGTTTAACAATTGAAAGTTGGCTTTCGTAATCGGAAACAAGTTTGCGAGCTTCTTCTAACTCGGACTTAATGCCTTGGACTTCAGTAGAAGCTTCGGTGTTACCAGCTTTCCGAGACTTCTCTAATTCTTGCTTGAGAGAGGAGAGTTCTTGTTCGGCGGCTTTCAGAGCACGAGACTTAGCCGCGAAAGCAGAGTTGGCAGAAACTGTGGCTTTGCCTGGAAGCTTCTCGTCTTCCGCCGGTTCGTCGGAAATCTTGGCAACTTCTTTTACTTTCTCCGATTCTGGGGTCAACATTGAGTCAATAAGCTTGCTCGGAGTTTTGATCTCGGGGGTTTTGCTAAGATCAACTTCTGGTACTTTCTCTTCCTTAGTTAGAGTCTGAGCAACAGGTGTCGTAGTTTCAACAGGAGCCGTAACAGCAGTATTTGCAACAGGAGCTGGGGGAGGAGTAGCCGGCTGTTCGATTACGGGATTTTGGTGTAGGGGAGTTGCAGAAGCTAATGGTGCTTCGCTGTCCCCAAGCGCTGCGTTGAGAGCATCCCCGAGTGATCCAATATCATTAGTTGTTGCCATAGTTTATGTTTCTTTTTTATTGGTTTACGTCTTCCCAAGGTGCTGGCAACTCTTGTGGCTCAGTCTTGGGGGTTTTAAGAAAATCAATAGCTTTTAAAGCTGCGTACCAACCCTCGTTCCTCGAATGAGCTAAAGCACGAAGTTGAATAGATTCGCCATTAGCGGGAGTCAATTGATTTAACTGAGGTAATCCAAGATGGATCAGAGCGGTCATACCAGCCCGCATGTGAGGCTCATTCCAAGTCTTCTTCCAAAGCTCTACGTAATCTGATCGTTTACTCCATTCTTGGAATGTCATTGATACGTGTATCGCAGAACCAGATTATTTTGCAAGCTTATTTTTTTCGGACATCGCCCGTAACTTTTGAGCAGTTTGGGCATCTCGGAGAGCCATGCGTTGTTTGGCTTCCTCTTCTTTAAGACGCAACCTAGTTCTAGACGACTCTTGTTGGATTGCCGCGTCAGCTTGAACCTTCGCAAGTTTAGCCGCGTAGTCTGCTTGAGCCTTAGCTTGCGCATCATCAATCTGCATTTTAATCGACTGCTCAAACTGTTGTTGTTGGGCCTTTGCCATAGCTTCTTGCTGGTCTTGTTGGGCTTTGGCAATCTGGTTTCCAAGAGACTGTACAGCTTGGTTCATCTTATTAATGAGAGTTTTAAATTGTCCGTACGCCACTTCACGAGTCTTGTCTCCCTTAATAGCCTGCAAATGTTGAGACATATGCGGAGTTTGCAACGAGAGGTACTTGAAAGCTTCGACTGGGGGAACTGCATTCTGGTCGAGAGCTTGCAAGAATCGAGCGGCGTCCATACCGTGAACTTGCAAATGAATAGCGTGGTTTTCGTTGGGCTGAACCGTTACGCTACGACCACTCTGCATCGAATCATTCTCCAGTTCGGCAATCTTAGCGTCAATCGGAAGACGAGGGGCTACGGCTTTGGATGGGGCATACCGATCTACCTGATCGTAACCAACACGAACGGCTACTCGATCGCGGATAACATTCGCGCGACCAGTCTCATCCAGCATAGGCAACATTTGCATGAATTCGTTGAATGCCAACAGACGAGCTTGAGCACTTCCGTAGCCAACGGCTTTTAAAGGAGTGACGTCGTATACGGCTTTAAGAGCTTCGGGAGGAACGCCACGCTCTTTAAGACGTTTGTGGAAAAGAAGGGCAATCGCAGCTCCGGGTTCATCTTGCGTCCAGTTAGTTCTGGAGAGACGGCGGAACTGTTCTCTGAGAAGTTTGCCCCACGGGACGTAATAGAAGTTCTGAGCTTGGGTCGAAAGTACGGCTTCTTTTTCCAACTGAGCATTAACTTCAGTAGCTGTCCTATCCCCGCTACCAGAATCAACCGATTGCGGAGCGTAGCTTCCGGTGTTATTCCGACGAACCATCGTAAGCTCTTGGGCAATCGGGAGAGCGTTGTTAGCAAGATTGGGCTCGGTTCGGTCAACAATGTTGAGGTTCGGCGGGATGATTGCCATCGGACCGTTGTACGCAACTGTTAGGTTTGCCAAGTCATCCATCGTCTGAGGCTGGATCATCAACGAGGTCGACAAGAGAGTCGAATCGATGATGGCATTACGAAGACGGTTAGTTATTTGAATGTGAGGATAAATCTTATAGCCCAAACCACGGATCGAATGAAGCGTCCCGTTCGTTCCAATACCATAGGTGAACAACACCAAAGCTTCATTGATCGTGCTAAAACGGCTGTCCTTCCGATAAAGGAAGTTCAAGTTAGACCCATCTCGGAGACCAATAGCGTGTGTGATTGTGCCATCAAACTCTTGGATGTAATAGTGAACAGTCTGGATCTCAGCGGAACGGGCGTAAGAAAGGGAAAGATCGTTATCCTTCAGCATGACTTGAATTTCTTCCCAATCCAAACGAACTCCAGCGGTATCGACTGGGACAGCGTTGATGATAGCCCTTCGAGTTTCCTCGACATCCCAACCCACCTGCTTGGCTACTTTAGGATCTTTGATGTACTGGTAAAGTTCGTGGGCGTAGTAAGAACGACGAGCACAGCAAAACTCGAATCGAGTATCAGAAGCGGCAACGCCGCGCGGAACAAAGAAATCTTTCAGGCCGGCGACTTTCCAGCGCCAATCAGTATCGTCCTCAAAGAAAGCAAACCCAACACCATAAGCCACAAACTCGTGCGAAAGTCTTTGCTGGTTATAAAAGAATTCGTCCCAATCTTTTCGAAGAACACGATCGAACTCTTCGCTGATAATACTACCATAAATGCCTCGTTGCGTCCCATCGCCAAACTTTGTCTTAACTTCTGCGATTTGAGGCACTCCATTTACCAAATCAGAATAAGCGGAAAGGGCGTACTCAAGGTCGGCCTGAGCTTCTAGAAAGTTTAGATTCGAACGATAAGACTGGCCGAGAGTCCTGAGCGTTTCAGAATTGTACGGTGCTTCGCCGTCGAGCATCGCTTGTACCTTAACCCTCTGCGACGAGGCGATAAGATCCGCGTCAAGAAGGCGACGATAAATTCCATAAGCTGCTTTTGCATCTTTAAGTCTTGATTTGGGTGCTTTCCCAGTCTCCGAAATCGTTTCGAGGTTTTGGTCCACGTTGAACTCCTAGATACTCAATTAGATGAGAACGGTCAAGAATATAAGGAACTAGCGTTTCGCGCAAAAGAAAGAAAGTCCCTGTACTTGCCTCCACCTGCTACGGTAGTTCCGGCCACGGCACTAGCCCTTTGACGACACACATCTAGCATGAGAAAAGCAGCATCAGCTATGTCTGGAGACCTTCCAAATCTAGCTTTCATATCTTTCTTAGATTCAACGTAGATCTTGCCACGTTCAGCCGTTCGATACTGTCTAGCTACTAGTTCTCGAGCTAGGTCGATAGTCACGCCTCTAACCTGACCAGCTCGTAAAAACTCTCTACCTACGTACCAAAGTTCCGACACTCTGTTCCCATAAGATTCATCTGCCTTTATGCGAGAGCTTCGGCTGACCGGCATATTACTCGGTCTTTCGGAGAATTTGACTCTCAGTATTGAGGGGCTCCAAATAGTAGCTATGATATCGCAAAGCGGATCACCTGCTCCGGTAGCGTCGACGGCTAGGTATCGCGGTAGAACCCCGTACTTCTCGCACTCTTGCTTTAACAACTGAGCAATCTGGTAGTTACGTGGGTTGTCTTTGAGCGAGGAGTTCTCTTGAAGTTCCACGTATTTGTCAAAGTGAACTGTCATCCCAGCGTCGGTCTCTCCGTACTTCCCTAGAAATAGAACAGATCTATCCCCCCCGCTGGTAAAACCAGGATCGAACCCAGCCACGGGAATCGGTTGTTTGGCCCCGACCCACATGGCTGGTTTGTGGGCTTCAAATTTACGAAGATCCGCTTCGCTGTAAATGTTCTCTTCAGAACCAGCAGGCGCTGGGAAAGAACGAATAAACCGCCAATAAGAAAGAGAATTTTCGCCAAGTCGTTTGCGATCCTCGTCTAATTTTTTACCAGTCAGCAAGAACGGCCACTTGTCGTCGTTATCTAGGTTGGGCGTCTTCTCTCCGTCTAGGTGGAGACAGAACCCATCTTTTGTTTCCCAACCACCTTCGTCTACCGTTATCGACTGCCATCCGTCTTTGGGTGTAACAAACTGCCCAAAAGGGTCGTAAGCGGAATTGAAGTTACCGCAGGCGACACATTGGAAAAAGGGGTTGGCCGAAAGATTGGCCGTGGCCTCAAAGATAGCGGGAGATACATCTGTGGCCTCATCAATTAAAAGGAACACCCGTTTGTTTTTCAGGCCAAGCAACTTTTCGGAAGCTTCCTTTTCTTTATCTTTTGCGGAAGGAACAAGCGTGATACTAGACCGATCACTACTACCTTCTTCCAGCACAAGTTTGCCCATTGAGTCAACCAACTTTCCGGGCATCACCTTTGCTTGCATGTGACGTTCACGGACTCGACCCCACATACGCTTACGAGCTTCACGGACTGACGTGGTAGTGACTAAGACCAAAGTATCAAACGGAGCAGAGTACCAATTGACCAACCCCCACAAACCAACCACCTCAGTCTTTGCCGAAGATTTAGGCCCGGAGATGCCAAGATAGTTCCACTTGCAAAGTTCTACGATTTGCTCATCAGCCCATGGGTTGCGTTGAAATCCTTGTGGGTTCTTCTTCGGATGATACGGCCATAGCATCTCAACCACATTCCAGAAATGCTGTTCTTTGCCGAGACCACCAGTCTCAGGAGTCAAACCTTCTCGAAAAGCTAATAACTCGATCGTAAGTGATGTAGCCCCTTCGGGCCACATTCGGCCATACTTCTCGGTTTGGGACATTACCTGATGGTAACAGAATCCCCTTGGCAATCCACTCTTTTTATAAGAGATGATCTGGATGGTAGCTATTGATCCCGGAGCAAGCGGAGGTATTGCATCCGTAACTGTTAACGGTATGGTCGATGCCGTAAAGATGCCTGAGACTGAAGGAGATGTGCTGGGTAAACTAAAGAGTTTGCGGACTTATCACGATGTTATTGTCATCGAACAAGTCGGTGGGTACGTAGGTGGGGCGGGAAGTCCCGGCTCAGCAATGTTTAACTTCGGTCGTGGGTTTGGTTTTATTTTGGGAGTCTCGATGACACTTGGATTTAGAATTGAAATGGTTCGCCCTCAGGCATGGCAGAAAGCTTTGAGCTTGGGAAATAGCAAAGGAATGGCAAGTAAGACGGAATGGAAGAACAAGTTAAAAGCTGAAGCACAAAGACTATTCCCAAATTTAAGCGTGACATTATCTACGGCGGATGCACTATTGATACTCGAATATGGCAGACATCATATTGTTCGAGTGGCAGAAACCGGGAGCGGAAGCGCTATTACAAAGTCTTCGGACAAATAATGTAGCTCTCGACGCCAGCGATACTGGCACGGGTAAGACAGCTAAAGCAGTTTGGTTAGCCCAACAACTAAAAGCGGACGTAATCGTAGTCTGCCCAAAAGCAGTTATCCCGTCTTGGAAAGAATGGTTAGATCGAGGGGGTATAACGCATGACGTTATAAACTACGAAAAACTAAAGACGGGTAAGACAAGGTTTGGTAAATGGAACGACGCCAAAAGTTGGGAGTGGACTTTTAGGGGGGCTAAACTTTTAATTTTTGACGAGGTCCATCGTTGCAAGGGGGCCACAAGCGTTAACGCCAAGATACTTACGGGGTCAAAGAAGTACCCAGTACTAATGTTGTCAGCGACAGCTGCAGAGAATCCGCTGGACATGCGAGCGACAGGCTTCATGTTAGGTCTCCATGAATACCACGACTTCTACCGGTGGAATTACAAAATGGGTTGTCGACCTGCCCCATGGGGCCGTGGTCTGGCTTTCATGGGCGGAAAGAAAATGTTACAAGAAATTCATAAATCTATTTTCCCGTCTAAGGGGCACCGCATCCGAATCGCCGACCTTGGGGACGCTTTCCCAAGCAACTCCGTGTTTGCAGAGTGTTACGACATGGGGGACGTTGACGTCATCTACGAAAAAATGCAAGCGCAGCTTGCGGAGTTGCGAAGCAAACGAACGTCCGAGAACCCGCTCACAATCAAACTCAGGGCGAGGCAAGAAGCGGAGTTGATGCGTGTACCTGTCTTTCTCGAGCTTACGGAACAGGCAATCGCAGAAGGAAATGCTGTCGTTGCTTTCTTCAACTTTCGACAATCACTTGAAGCCTACCGAAAGCTTGTCAGAGAGGAATCGGCAGAAATCATTGGCGATCAAAAAGATGAAGACCGTGTACAAAATATCGCGGACTTCCAAGCAAACAAAGTAAAAATATGTGCTTGCATGATTCAAGCAGGTGGTGTTGGATTGTCGCTCCATGACCTGCAAGGAGTACCAAGAATCAGTCTTATCGCGCCGACATACTCGGCGATCGAAACCAAGCAGGCTCTCGGAAGAATTCATCGCGCAGGAGCTTTGTCTGCCAGTCGGCAATACTTGCTTTTCGCAAACGGAACCGTTGAAACACAAATCGCTAGGAGCCTCCGCCGAAAACTTCACAACATCGAAACACTTTCGGACGGGGACACATTAGGAGCAATACTATGAGCCACCACAAATACGGACCAAGTTCACTCAAATGGCGGGAGATCTGCCCCGGATGGGACAACGAACCACAGCCAACGGAGGGCGGGTCTGTTGCTGCGTTAGAGGGAACGATGATGCACAAAGCCCTAGAAACTGGCAATTACGAAGGCTTGGACGAATGGCAGAAAAAAAATGTGCTGATGGTGTCCGATGTTTTCCAACAAATGAAAAACGAACTGGGAGAAATCATTGCGGATCTTCCCGAGGTTCAGTTGCAGATCGCCGAAGGTAAGACTTTCGGAACTGCGGACATCGTGCTGATCGGAAAGGGCAAAGCAAAGATTGGCGACGCCAAGTTCGGGTGGCATGCCGTGGATGACGCAGAAGAAAATATTCAAGGCTGGGCTTACGCCGTGGGCGTATTTGAGAAGTGGAAAGACGTTGACGAGGTTGAGGTGGTCTTTGCACAACCACGCATCAACATGATCAGCAGACATACTTTTAATCGTGACAAAGATTACGATCGGCTTAGACTCCGCGTAGAAACAATCATCGCTCGAGCTCAGCAACCAGAACCGGAACTGAACCCGACGGAGAAAGGATGTCTCTACTGTGGGAACAAAGGAACTTGCAAAGCACTACATTCGAAAGCCCTCGTCATCAGCAAAGGATACGACATGCTCCGAGACGCAGAGTTGCCGGTACTCGCAGACCCGCTTACTCTTGCGACTCCTGACCAGAGATCGCAGGCT